TTCTTTAACAGCTATGGATAATTGTTGCTCAAACTCTTTGATGCGCTCAGGCGTTGTGACCCAACGGCGCATTTCGGGCGGCTGAACAATAATGATTTCAATCTCTTTAGCGCCCTCGAATGCCCACTTGGTTTTCGCGGTACGCATAGCTGCCGCGGCATAAAACATGCCTTGATAGTTCTCTTCCGCGTTCACAATCACGCCAGAACCAAACTTCCAATCAAGCACAATTGCTTTATCACCCATGCGACCAATTAAATCAGCCGAACCAAAAACACCGGGCAAATAATCACCAAAATCAACTTCAGACTCGACTGTGTAGTCCATCTCAAAATTAGGGTCAACTTCTGCGAGTTTATGTAAAGCAGGAACGATTTTGTCATCGTACAACTCTTGCGTAACTTCAAGTTCTTTATATTTAAAACCAATGATGGATTCAGGGGGGTCAAGTGGGTGCTCAAGAATTTCTGCGATTGCATTATGTAGCAATGTTCCTTCATCGGCGTATTTGCTAGAAGGCTTGGGTGGCATCTTGGCGCAGAGCGCTACAGAAGCAGGGCATTTGATTACCCGTGAAGCGGTGGAACCGCCTACAATTGCTGAATGTTTAGCCATTTCTCTTTGTCCTTTTTTCTTTAGAACTGTCAGTGTAACAGAATATTTTTTAAGTGCAACAATTTTTATGATACATTCACCATGAACGAACGCGAACGTGAAATAGAAAAGTACTTTGTTTGGTCAGTGGAGTCTATTGGTGGAAAAACCTATAAGTTCAAATCTCCTACACAACGCGGCGTTTCAGACCGTATTGCTTGCATTCCTAACGGCAATACATGGTTTGTAGAATTAAAGCGACCCAAAAGTGGATACCTGTCGCCGATGCAAGAAATATTTAAAGAAGATGTTGTAGCTTTAAAACAACGGTACGCTTGTTTATACACGAAAGAAATGATTAATGAATGGATTGTTAAAGCTTAGGGATTATCAAGAAAAAGCCGTTGACTTTTTGTATGAAAACGATAGGGCGATGATTCTAGCATCAGTGGGCGCGGGTAAGACCGCGATTGCTTTAACTGCCATGAATGAAATGCTTGTTAACAAATTTGTTAAGCGCTGGCTGATATTAGCTCCCAAGCGTGTTTGCACCGACGTATGGCGTCAAGAACGGGATAAGTGGACTAAGGGTTTATCCTTATCCGTTTGTATTGGTACTCCTAAGCAACGAGCTGAAGCCCTTAGATCCAAGTCCAAAGTTGTAGTGATTAATTACGACAACATTCAATGGCTCACCGAGCAATATTTAGATTTTGATGGTATTGTGTTCGATGAGTTAACCAAACTCAAAAACCCGTCTGGCACACGGTTCAAAGCCCTCATTAAAGTGCTCGATCCCATAAAGATTCGTTGGGGGCTTACCGGATCCTTTACCAGCAATGGTTTAGAGGACGTCTTTGGTCAGTGCAAGATCGTTGACCAAACGCTGTTAGGTCGTAGCAAGGGCGCGTTCTTACAACAATACTTTGTCTGTATCAATCGCGATTTCGGTGAATGGCAACCCAGATTAGGATCGTTAGAATCAGTAATGCAGCGTATTCGCCCGGCGACATTTTTACTTGAGTCCAGCGAATATAAAGACAAGCTCCCACCATTGAGAACCGTAGAGATACGTTGCGATCTGCCAGATCGCGAACCCTACGAAAAGATGAAAAAAGACTTTGTACATCAGTTTCCAGAAGCTAAAGTGGTTGCAGCCAATTCTGCCGTAGTTACGCAGAAACTACAACAGATGGCATCGGGATTTTGTTACTACACAGAAAAGTCGGTGTCTAGTACACCCGGACAGTTTGACATCAAACAAATGCCAGTGTGGTTTTCAGACCACAGGTTTGAGTTACTCGAGGATTTATTAGCCGAAAACCAACGTGCCAATACGCTGATTGTGTACAACTATAAGGAAGAGCTTGCTGAACTCAAGCGTCGCTATCCCCATGCTCAAACGCTTGACGATAAAGACGCTATCGAGCGTTGGAACGCGGGTAAGATCGAGTTGCTACTGATTCACCCCAAGTCCGCAGGTCATGGCTTAAACCTTCAACATGGCGGCAATAAGCTGGTATTTATCAGTTTGCCTTGGAGTTTGGAGCTGTATGAGCAGACCATTGGGCGCCTCCATCGCAGCGGACAAACACAAGATGTATGGTGCTACATCCTGCTGACCAACAAAACCATTGACGAGCGCATCTGGGCGGCGTTGGCGGACAAGCGGGCTATTAGTGATATAGCGATTGAAGAGCTAAAGTGACTAAAAAGCAACACAATGCTTTACAATACAAATAAATCTGTTACATTAGCTAAAAGCTGAAAGGAAATAGCAATGAACGCAAATGAACTAGCCGATATGGCAGAAAATGCTTGTTGTGCTTATCAAAAAGAAATAGCAGCCATGCTACGCCAGCAACAAGCTGAAATAGAGGCGTTGAAACAATCTTTGAAAGAAATTATTGCAATTTCAGACCGAAAACATGACGCATGGGGTAAGGCAAAGGGGGCTATTGAAATGAACGCAAATGAATTATTAGCCTATAACAGTGGATATACCAATGGATTAGCACAAGTTTTTAAATTTAGCGAAGAAAACGATAAATTAAAAACCGAAATAGAAGCGTTAAAAACTCATATTGAAAAACTACAATATCTTAACCGCGATGGGTGGTACTACGCAACAGAATTGAAAAATGAACTTGAAAAGGTACAAAAATGAAATGGCTTAAAAAGAAACAACCAGCAAAGACTTATAGCTGGAGATCATTAACCGATATTTTGTCGACGTTAGATGAAGAGGAAGTTGGCAATTTATTGGAACAAGAACTGGAAGGTGCAAAGCGTTGGTCAATTGTTCAGCGCTTACATCAACGGTACACCATTCTCCGTGCAGCGAGAGAACGGGAAGAGCTTCGCAAACAAATTGCTGCGTAAACTGATTTAACTAGAGGAAAAATCATGAGAACACCTTATATTTGGACTAAAGCGGGAACTGACATTACCAAGCGTTGGCGCACTCAATATGGCTGGGTACCGCCATCCGAGTTGCAAGAGTACAAAGACAAATGGAAATATTGGCAAAATCTTCCAATGCGTGATTTAGATGCCGACATGCGTGAAGTCTATGAGATGGCATTGCAAAAAGCTAAAGTGGCGAGGATCAAATGAACGACTTATCGCACGATTTGATTAAGCTTAAAAAGCTATTGAACCAACTTGAAGTATTAAACGCCAATCCCGGATTGGTCGGAAAAAAATTGATTACAGATGCAGTAGAAGAGATTAAAGTAGCAGTTATCCGACTAGAAATTCAGGTGGCGAACTATGCAGACTAGTTGGGCTGATAGGGTGGCTATTGCAATCATTGTAATAGCTACCGTCATTCTTCTTTCTGCCATTCGCCTTGGAATACGACTGGGAGGCTGGGCATGACTACTTGGACATTATCTGAATTAAACGACAACAATAGCGTAAAACCGAACGATTGCCCTGCGGTAATCATAGATAGCGGAGCTAGTATAGAGCCAATTCCTTTTGCGGGGATGATTGATATTTCAGTTACGAACGACGAACAAAAGATTGAGATCAAAAAGACGTGGGAGTTCTAATGGACGAGATTGAGATTGCTAAATTGCAAGAGCGATTGGCTAAAGCATTAGCCGATGCGGACTATTGGCGCCTCATGTACGATAAGTTAATTAAACATATCGATCATCAAAACAGCTATGTACGTCATTTAGAGCAACAAGTTTGGGGAGGAAAAACATTTTGAGTCATTTTGAACCGAATAATTCGAGCGGCATTGGTGATGTTAATAGCACTGCTAAAGGTTCTGGCGCTCGTTATAACGCGGGCAAACCAGACATGAGTTTGATACCGCTATGCACCCTTGAAGATGAAGCTCGCGTATGGGCTTATGGCAAACAAAAGTACGCTGCATGGAATTGGGCTAAAGGCATGGATTGGTCGGTACCATTGGCTTGCGCTTTGCGTCATTTATCTAAATGGCAAGCGGGTGAAGAGAACGACGAAGAGTCTGGTTTACCGCATCTTGCTCATGCGATGTGTAATATTCGCATGCTAACTTTATATAGTAAAACATACCCCGAAGGGGACGATCGACCACCAAAGGATTTAATGCCATGAGTTATATTTTGTATCCATTTTTAGTTATTATTAATTTAATTGGCACTTTGCTAACTTATCCTTTAGCTTTTATTTTGCCGTTGTTTGCCACTGAACAAATGGGTTGGTGTAATAACGCCACCGTAATGCAAGTGGCGCCGCGTCTACCGAAGTGGCTATCGTGGTTTCAAGCCCCAGATAATAGCTTAGACGGCGATGCTGGCTGGCAAGCAGCCCATAGCCCTAGTTGGTGGTCAAAAGTTCAATGGCTTTGGCGTAATCCATTTTATGGGTTTGCTGTAGTGACCTTTGATGGCTCTACTGGTATGAGCTATTCGGGTGACTTACATTGCGATGAAACGCATCCCGGTCATTTATTGGTAAAAGGTCACGGCTTATTTCAGTATGTTTTATTTAAGCCAATGTTTGGTAAAACGCTGTATCTAAACTTAGGATGGAATATCAGGGCGCTCGTTGATCCCGCTTTTATTACGCCTGACCAATGGCATGACAACACCGCTCTAATTAAAGACTATCCTGCTACTTTTGCATTTTCACCAAGATTAATTAGTAAATAATATGAGCTTATATCAATTAATTGCAGTTGTATTTTTAATGGCTTTTTGTCTGGTTATTGGTTTTATTATTGGAAAGCTAAAATGAGACAAACTAAATTAGGTTCATTTATTGAAGCATGGGTAAATGTACTGATAGGGTTTACCATTAATTACATAGCCAATTTGCTAATATTTCCGTTGTTTGGGTTTCATATTAGCCTATTAGCTAATTTGTATATGGGCTTGCTATATACTTTGATTTCGGTGGTTCGTAGCTATTGCATACGCCGTTGGTTCAATGCTCGTATCCATAAGCTATTAGCTAACGTATGACGCCTTGGCTAATCGTCGTTACAGGATTAATTTATGCTTATATTTTTGTAGAAAACCTGTTTAAAGGCGATTATGGTTTGGCTTTTATGTATGCTGGTTATGCTTTTGCTAATTATGGAGCGTACTTGCTGGCAACTAGATAATCTTTTATAATTGTTGCATTGCAACATGAATAGGAGATTGCTATGTTTGATTTTGAAAAGCCTTACAAGCAGTATGAAGAGTTGGTAGAACGCGTTAGACAAGTAAACGAGTTCTGGCTTAACTCGGTGTTTTATTCAATTAAAGAATTTTTTAAAATTAAGTGATACCTAAAGGTTGCAATTAGCAACCTTTTTTCATACTTATAGGTATAAAAAGATATACAAATATCGGACAACAATGTCTTATTTTTGCATGACTTTTTATTGAAATTTCATGCACTTACAAGCGTTTTTAAAATAGGTCAGCTAACAATAACAAAGTAAATTTTTAGCAAATAACAAAGTAATAAAAAGTTTCCCGAACGGGAAGAATTGATAAAAAAGTGTGCAAATGTAAAGAAATATTCCCGAACGGGATATTTTGTAAGAAAAAGTTATAACATTCACAATGTTAAACACAACAAAAGTATGTTAAATGACTCATTAATAAGGCTTTAAGCTATTTAAGGATTTATTAATAAGTCAACAAATGTGTAGTTAGTTACACATTTCATGTATAAAATGTCAACAAAAACGTACATATACCGACAATATGTCTACAAAACTGCAAATTTTGTACTTATAGGTTGTAAGTTTTAATAGGTTCGTGGCTTTTTAAATCTACATTGCAAGCCCATTTAACTGCTTCCTCAGCCGTTAACCCCATCCGCATACATACTTCGGCAGCCATCGCCCCTGAGCCGATAGCCATAAAGGTTTTAGCTCTTTCCCATTCCAAATCTTCACCGCAATAAAAAAGACCTTCTTTGGTCAATTTTATAAACGAACTATCAGGTTTTAGCTTTGGTTTAACTTTGCTTTTTTTGTTGATGTATTCAACTACTTTTTCGCAATCGCTCCAGTTGCCCGCTACACCTAACCAACCACCATCTATGGATACAACTTTTTCATCAAAATACTTAATACCAGTATCTTCGTCTGAAAACTGACTGTCTGAAACCAAAACTTTAGTAGTCCAATCACCAACGATAGTAGTCATGTTTACACCTTGTGAATTTCTCCGCGGAACTCATACTCGCCGTTTTGCTCATCGCTAACCATTATCAACTCTGGCATTAACATTCTACCTTGGTCAAAGGACAGCATCACAAATCCGGATCGCCAATCAAGCGGGTTATCTTCCACATATTCAAAAGTAGGACTCATTGGATCAGCTAAACAGCCGGTCTGGACGCCAAAAAAGTTGCCTTGATAGTTACTGATTGGGCTAACACAAAGAACGTGCGTATGCCCCGTAATGATGTTTGTATTGCCCGCCGCCATCAAATTGCTGTATCCCGCCGTGCGCCCACCTTTAAACCTATGTTTTATAACGGTATTTTCCCCAATCCAGAAGCTCCAGCAGGTTTCCCATTCGGGGAAGTGAAATTTAAGGCTAAAACCATCTACACCGCTATATTCTGGCACCTTGTTGACCAGCCAGCTCTCGTAGCGCATGTCATGGTTGCCTAGCGTCCAGATGAGCCGACAGCCCGCAGGTCTATGTTTAACGATCTCATCGAGGTGCTGACGACAATATTCTAGTTCTTGCAGGACGGTAGGCTTGGCATCGTAATTAATTGACGGGAAACGGCTCAAAACCTGTCCATCGAAGGCGTCGCCGTTGCAGACGATTACCTCTGGCTTGAACTTCTTAATCATCTTTAAAAGGGCTTTAAACGCGGTGGTAGTGGTATCAGTGAAATGCGCGTCTGAGAACACAATAATGCGCTTTACTTTGTCAACGTCTATGCCTCTTCGGACGTTATGAGCTGCTTGTTCTACTTTTTTGAGTGGGGGCTTTTTTTCATCCCGTTGAGAATTGCTGGTAGGAAGATCTATCTTATATCGAATTTCGATATTTCGTCGTCGCGTCATTGCACTTCTAGGGTTTATACCTAGTTCTCTCCCTACAAGGGTAGGAGAACCTAATTTTTTCCAAAGTGCAATAAACTCGTCGTCGGAACAAACAGCTTTAAACACCATGTAAAACCCCTATTTTTTTAGAATTTACCCGCTATTTTCTTAATCTTTTGTTCCATTTCCCAATCTTCCCGGCATTCTGCGGAACAGAATCTGCCTTGAGGAATTAGTTCATTACAGCATAGGCAATGCCCAGTGTAAGGGTGCTTCTTTTCATTACGAACCGCTTTAATAGCTAAATCACGATGCAAGGCTTCCATGTCAGAAGCCTCATCAAAAAAATCTGCGCTCATGCCAAAGTACCACCTACATTTTCATAAAAGGCTTCCAGATGAGCCACTGAATTAGTCCTCTGCCCATAGGGGCTATTAGGCAGACTAGCCCAAATACGATTGCATCGAATAATAGCATCTTGAAAATGTCCTTCATTAATTAACATGTCGGCGCCTGTTTCTTTAATCAGTTCTAAAGCGATGCAATCTTGAGCATGGGGAGTAAAGTCTGCCAAACCCAAACGCGCTTTGTAGGCGTCATATGTACGCTCTAGAATTTGATATTTGCCAGCAGCCGTAGAAGTCAAACCGTTTATGGCGATGTGCTTACGAGGATGGTCGGAATAGCTTTGAAATAATGTTCCGCCATACAGAACATTGTAGCCTTCATCAGAATGGGCTAGTAAATCTCTACCAATCTCAGAAAATCCAATCGTTTTTAGTAAAGCGACTTCATTATTCGTCATTTGGTAAACCTAGCCTTTCGCGTTCATATTTTTGCAATAGCTCGTATTTCAGGGTTGTTTCAGCGCATTCTCCAACAAGTAATGTGTACTTGGTTTCTGCATCAATTCTGGGGGAGGTGGCTGATCCTGATAACATGGTACTGGCACTTGATGAGCGCAACCCGTTAGCATAATAGCGGCGCAAAATGATAGTTTTAGCAGCGAGTTCATCTTGAAGTCCTTTAACAATTAAATCGTGTTGTTGTTTTTTCGCTTTGTTTTCCGCAAGTTGCTCTTTGACGATTCCTGCTTGTTCTTCTTGGTATTTAAGAAATTTATTATGCTCCCAATGCCAAGGAGTATAGCCAACGCAAAATAACACCACAGCAGCCAATCCAATTTCGATGTAGGTGATAACATTACCAGAGAAAAAGCCAATAGCTTTACTGAGAAGAGTTTTCCACATTTTTATCTGTCGCTGATTGAGCGCCTACATAAACACCGCTACCACCAATTAAAGCCCCTAGCCCCATGCCAAAAGCTGAAAAATCCATCGAATGGTTCAAAATGGCATGAATAAAGCCAAGAGCGATAAACGATAAAGCTCCTAGGAATAACGATACTCTACCGATGCACCAAGTACGATTATCGTTCTGGGTCAGAATATCGGTAAAAAACTTCTTCATTTTTTCTTTTTGATCGTTGTCTTTTTAGCAACTGGTATTGTCTTTTTAGCTACGGGCTTACGGGTGGTAGCTTTTTTAACCAGTTCTTTCTTTTCTTTGACTGGTATTTGTACAGGAAATTCTGGTAATTTAGATTCAACTGGTTTTTTGCGAAGAAGGGCGCAGATTTTAGCGAACATTATTTATCCTGTTTGGTGTCTAATTTTGCCATTATCAAGTCTAACGTATGTTCCATTCTTGATAGTCTTTGATCTAAATCGGTTTTTTTAACATACTCATTCGGAAGCATCACTTCAATTTTTTTCATATCCCTAGCTAACTGCGTTTGGGCATCGCTCACTTCTTTTTGACTACGGGAAATGCTATTTGTCCACCAACCAATAAGTCCACTAATAAACATGTAGGCTAGCGTTATCGCTGCGATTATGGACTCCCAAGACATAGCCTACCCCTTATTTAAACACTAAAAGTTACAGAAAGTGTAACACTTCTTTGGGTTTTACAAAAGCATCTGGATTGTGTTCCGTGTATTCCCACCAAAGAAACTGATTTGTAGCCAAATACTTACGGTCTTTTAGTAAATTAATGTTTTCAGGGTGTCCAAAAATATTAGGGTCAGACACTGACCATAGCACAATGCCCGGTTTACCTTCACTCCAAGCTAAGTGCTGAAAAAAGCTATCTATGCCAATCCAAGTGCGGCACTCTTTTAATAATGCCCGCAACTCTGACATGGGTAAGTTTTTACGAAAATCGGGTACTAACTGCTTTTCACCTTCTACACCAATTTGAACGACTAGTTCATTTTTTGCCAATTTGTATACAAGTTCATTCCAATATGGATAGTTTTTGGGGTTTTCTGTACCTTTGATTAATGGTTTAGCATAAGGGTGTATCAAAATCATAGGTATAGCTTTCTATAAGCGTTTTCTAAACTATCAGTCCATTTCCATTGATCCATTTTTGCGTAGATATTCCAAGGTTCAATATCACCAAAAAGATAGTGCGCTTCTGCAATAGATTGACCGGGCACTATTTCCGGGTAACAAGTGAATACAAGAGGGTTGGCAATATCACGAAGAACGCGACTAAAAACGATATGATCCCCAAGCCCAGAATTAAGAACCACAATAGTATGGTTTCTAAAACGTACAAAATTGCTAAAAATAAATTCGTCATGGGCAAACATTCCTTCTTTAGAGCCATCCCTAATACCGCCTTGAGGGTTTTTTAAATGCCAAGAAACTGCATTGGGAACCACTAAAAGTTTATATCCTTTTTGATATAAACCAAAAGAAAATAGCGTTTCTTCCCTATGCGCTACTCTGGAAAGCCCTAGGTTAAAGTCATGCGCGCCTGCTCGGTATAAAAACGTAGAATAAAGATGCTCAACTTCTTTAGGTTTTTCAATTAAACCCCATTGGATATTGGGTTCTTTTTCTAAGTCGTCTATTTTTCCCGAAGAATTTAAAGCTACTATAGGTGATTGAGGATTAAAAACAGTCCCTGCAACCGCGCCCACTGAGGGGTTGATGTGTTTGTATAAGTTTTCTAATACGTTAGGTTCGGGGATAGCGTCATCGTCCAATCGCCAAACCCATTCGTAACCTGTTTTACTGGCAATAGTATTTGCCATTTGATGGATATGGTGTTGCCCTTTTTTACCGGCAAAAAGCCATTCCCATTCAATTTTTTTGCTGTTTAATACATAGATCAAATGCTGATACAAAAACTCTTTTCTAACATCTATTGGCTCATCGTTATCATCAAAGATAATCAATTTGTCAGGTAATTTTGTCTGATTAAAAACCGCTTGAATAACAAGCGGCAGTGTTGTGAAATAGCGCCCCCTAGTGGCGATAGAGCAAAGAACTTTACTCACTGTCCCACCTACAAATCATCAAATTAAATTTATTAGTTTCTGAAACTGGTTGCATGGTTTCAGTAATTACACCAAATTCATTGATATAGTTAAATTTAAAACCGGGGAAATAGCTTTCGTTTAAACCATGTAATTTATGGTGAATACCCCAAAAGCCAACAGGCTCATTGTGGGGGACTGTAATCAAAAGCCGTTTGCAGTGAGCTTTTAACTTTTCTACAATCTGTAAGCCGTTATCTAAATGCTCAATGACTTCAAAAGCGATGATAGTGTCATATTGACCTAACGGATAGTTGTTAATATCCGCTTGGCAAAAACTACGGTTAAAGCCCCAAATCTGTTCTTTCGCTACTTCTACGATAATTGGATCGTAATCTAACCCTAAATAGTTAACACTATCAGGAAAAAATTGAGAACCGTATCCAGATGAACAACCTATTTCTAGTATTTCATTACCAAAATAGTTTTGCCTAGCCCAGTTATATCGCGCAGTTTCTCTGGCGTGAACTTGATCGCCTTTAAGAAAAACGGCTCTTTCATAGTTATTAGTTAATCTCCAGCGGTACCAATCCGGATGATACTCTTTAGCCAATTTTAAAACATGAAGATCAAGAATTTGATTCCATTGAGTTTGTACATCTAACCCATAAATTTTGTAGGTCATATTTATGCAGTATAGCTTCCGCTTGCCAAAAATGTAATAACCTTATTTGTACCATTAGTTGTTACTGTTGGGCTACCAGTAGTTGTACCAGTATAGTTCGCAGTAGGAACGGATAAAATAAATATGCCTGATCCTCCATTGCCACCATTGTTTCCGTTTGAGCCACCACCACCATTGCCTGTATTTGTGCCGCCAGCACCATTATTTGCAGCATTTCCTCCAGCAGCATAAGTTACGCTAGAGCCTGTAATAGAAGTTGCTGTTCCTGATCCACCGCTGCCTGATGTGTTGCCTGATGCGTTTCCGCCAGCAGAGCCTGATCCGCCTCCGCCTCCTGCTCCGTAGTTAGCTTGATTTCCGCCTACGTTTCCTTGTCCAGCAATAATTACTCCAGCCCCTGCTGAAGTGCCGTAAGCACCTCCGCCTCCTGATCCGCCTTTGTTTGCTTGACCGCCACCATTGTAACCAGCACCTCCGCCACCGCCAATGACAATTTGTTGCAAACCTGTAGAAGCTGCAAAACTTGTATTACTTCCATTGGCGCCAGGTGGCCCATATAAACCTGTACCTGTACCACCAGCTCCACCAGCTCCTACAGTAACTGTATAAACTGTGCCTGATACAAGAGTAGCGGTTGATGATAAATATCCGCCAGCGCCTCCACCACCTGCTGTAGAACCTGCTCCACCACCACCTGCGCCAGCTACTGCTACAAAAGTTCCTGTGTATGTAGGAGTTGCAGCTAATGTAGCCCATGCTGATCCGTTCCAACCTTCAACGCTTGCAATAGTAGTGTTATAACCAATTTGACCAGCAGTAGGGCTAGTAGGTCTTGTAGCCGTAGTCCAGCTTGCTAAAGTTAATCCATTTGTACCATCTACAATTATGCTCATAATTAGCCCATCACATTCCAAAAAGAACCATTCCAAAATTCATACTTTGAAAGGGTTGAATTAAATCCAAATTCGCCAGCATTAGGCGATGCAGGTCTGCCAGCCGTAGTCCAGCTAGGTAAAGTTACGCTGTTGATAGGGTCAAACACAATTGCCATAGTTAGTTTTTAATAGCTGAACTTAAAGGGTTATGCTTTTCTTGGTCGAATATCTCAACAACTTCTCCGTCCAAGTCACGCAAAGCAAATACGCAATACCAACTAACATCATCTTCTAATGCAATAACATTGTGTTGATGTTCTTTTTTAATAACTATAAAGGTTGGAGCAGTAAATTCTTTAGGTGGATTACCCTCTACTTCTACCCGAACTTTACCTTTTGTAAGCAAACTAACATGGTCAAAATGATGTTTATGACCACCAATAGAATCTCCAGCTTTTGGAATAATATGCTGTCTTACCCAAATATTGCCAAAGAAGCCTAATTCATGCGTACTCATGGCAATGTAGCAACAGTTGTAGGTGTAGCTACAACATCCCAAGTTTTATTGTTTTCATTCCATGTGTAAATTTTGCCATCAACAGGCTGTGGCACAGGGCAATCCCATGTCCAAGTTTCTTTGTTTAATGTCCAACTAGGAAATGGCTGTGGTTGATAAAAAACATCATTTTGTGCATCGTATGTGTAACCAATGCCAGCGTAATTACCACGCAAAGGTGTGCCACCTTGTGTATGTTTGCCAGCTATTGTGTTGTAGCTAGTTTGAATCCAAGTGCCAGGACTTGAATCTACGAATGTTGTAAAAAAGTCAGGTTCAGCAACAATTACTTGCGTTACTTTTCCATCTAAAACTTTTGCAAAATGTCCCATTTATTTCTCCGTTTAAGCTGTATATGAGCCGCTAGATGTGAATTTGATAATTGTATTAGAGCCGCTAGTTGTAACTGTTGGTGAACCTGTTGTAGTTCCTGAATAATTAGATGTTGGAACAGAAACAATTACAACACCTGAACCACCTGCGCCAGAAACAAAACCACCTGAATCTGCAGCATCTCGAACTCCACCGCCGCCACCACCAGTATTAGCAGTTCCGTTTGTAGCTGGAGTAAATGTTTGAGGCGCTCCTGCGCCACCTCCACCTGTACCTCCAGAGCCAGCAGAAGTTGTGCCACCACCGCCACCACCGCCAGCATAATAAACGCTAGAGCCTGTAATTGTATTAACAATACCAACTCCACCGTTGCCGCCTGTTACTGTTGATTCTGCACCACCAACACCTCCTGCACCACCACCGCCACATCCTGAAGTTCCACCGCCATTGTTTCCTCCAGCGTAACCTTGTCCTGAAGTTCCTGCTCCACCAGAAGCGCCGCTATATGTTCCGCCGCCTCCTGAACCACCTGATTTTGCGGCAAGACCATTATATGCACCACCGCCACCACCGCCTAATGCAGTAGAGCTAAATGCTGTTGAATTGCTACCAGTATTTCCAGCTATACCAGTTCCAGCAGAATCAGTAACAGCAGCTCCTCCTGCTCCTACAGTAAA